CCTATATCACCAGCATTAATCACTCAGAGGATATTGCCTTGCCAAATTAATGAGTTTTCTAAACTCAAAGAAGTACGTTACTTCTGGTAGGATTATATATCATGTTTCATAGTACCAGGTCAAAGACCAAATGGTTCACGAGTGTAGTTATGGAGTTTTCCTTCTCCCCGTTGGTTGGACTTACGACCCAACTAACCCAGGAAAGTCATCGAACTTTCCTACCCAACACGGAAGTACGAGATCTTTATTCTCGTAGAGCATGTCTTCATTAGACATAGGTTCGTAATTGTCGAACTCTAACTCATGCCGTCCATTAGATTGTACATCAGAATTATGGCGTAATGCCTTCTGAACTGATTTAATCTCTAAAATTGAGTCATAAAGATTCTCAATAGGAGTTTTCTCCAAAAGATTAATTGTCATCAATTTATACAATCTGGCCCATTGTGATTCGAAGTCGAAAGTCTCACCACTCATCAGAGTCGCTTTCTTATATAGCGGTTTTTCTATATAATCAAAAATCTTGAGATCCTTCATCACTAATTCATGCATCTTCCACATAGCCATATCCTTAGGCTTGACAGGTTTAAACTTACTGTCACCATTCATTCTCATTTTGAGAACTGTAGCCATCTTTCTGTCGACTCTTGAGATTTCATTGTCGTGGTCAACTGGAAGTCCCAGACCTCCTAACCATTCTGGTAAGAACCAAGAAAGAGGATATCTATCTAGAACATTTTTATTGTAATAGATAAAACGGCTTTTAACCTTTAACCAAAATTTTTCAGGGCATGATCGTTTCAATTCACGACATACTACGCCTAGTTCATGGGGTCCCATTAAATTGGACTTACCATTATTTGAACCAGAGCCACACCTCTTCTGTCCCTTCATAAGACCCAAGTTAATATACTTGCATTCGGTCCACCATTCGGTATCAGGGATCCACTCAAAAATAGTGGAGTTAATAGTACAGAAGCTATCTGAAAAATATGTCTTTCCTAAAGAAGAGAATAAACCCGCAATAGCGCAAAATCCTTCCCAACAGGGTCGGAGACGTTCTCTATGTCCTTGCAATAAACAATCATCACCGTTAATTAAACACGGTAGAATAGAACCTTCTGAAAAACGGTTCGGTTTATTGACTAATCGGTATCTAAGTGTGTTAAATTCACTCTCCTCGATTGCAAGACGACATAAAGCTGCATTAGCTATGCACAAAAAAGGGAAAGAAATTATACTACCCATTAACTGACCTTCAGTTTGTGGTTTTTCAACATTATCCTCAACAAAGATGTGTTTTGTCAACGCACGATGCATGAGTTCCTTTAAGGAGACCAGGAAATTATCTGGTGCATAATGAAGAAATCCAGGAAGTAGATTATTCTCAAAATGGATCATCAAACGGTCTAAAATGACCTCCGAGACCCACGAATGTAATTTATTCGTCGACGAGATATAATCACCACTCAGGGCTATAAAATCTTTTTTAAGTTTTCCTAATACCCGATTTACATCAGCTTCCTCTACATATCTTCCTATTAAAGAAAATACTTCATTTTTCTTGAGGCAAGTCCATAACCATTTTTGTATTGGTTTTAGGACGGTATAGGTGAGAGGTGGACCCTTAGATATAACACGAACCTTTAAAGGCTCGGCAAGGCCCACTGCTGAGACCAACGGTCGTTCAGCCATAGCAAGATGAAATATATCCAAAAATTGCTCTCTCCACTTATCTTCTAAAAGAGACGTATCCACCTTAATGACAAGTCCGAAGTCGTTCGTTCCTAAACCAACTTCTTCCTTCATCGTGATTTTCCTCTCCTCCATATGGCCTAGTTCCCCATAATGCTTACTCACAGATACAGAATATGTACATTCTTCAGTACCGAATTGTAACAAGTCACCCTCTTTCCCAAAAGAGCTTCGTGCATATAATTCGTTAAGTGATCCACACTTCCCCCGGCTCCAAATATAATTGGCCGAGACAGAAGGGAAAAATGGTTCAAAGAGATGTTCGAAGGTAAATTCTTCGTCACAGAATAATTCATCTGTTGATCTCTCTAAAGCGGCAACAACTTTCTCTTTGGTAAGAACAGCAAAGAGCTGTGAT